GTGGTTGTCATGGACGAGGCGCAGGAAATGTCTGACGAGGCGCTTGAGGCGCTTGGACCTACCACTGCTTCCGCTCCGTTGAAGAATCGGCAGATGATTTGGGTGGGTACTCCGCCGGCTCCGGGGATGATTTCGGACGTGTTTACTCGTCTGCGGGATGAGGCGCTTGAGGGCCGCGCTAAGCGGCTTTGTTGGCATGAATGGTCGATTGAACCGGGAGCGGATCTTGACGACCCGGCTACGTGGGCGCAGGCTAACCCTGCGCTTGGGGGCCGCCTTGGTGCTGAGGAACTTGAGGAAGATAGAGGATCGTACTCGGACGAGGGGTTCGCTCGTGAGCGCTGCGGCGCTTGGGATGCGGGTTCTACTGCCGAGGTTATCCCCGGTGACGTTTGGGATGCTTTGGCTGATCCTCGGTTCCGGTCCTCGGATTCTGATGTGTGTATCGGCATTGACGTTTCACCGTCGCGCACGAGGGCTTCGATTGTGGGCGCTTCGCGTGGGGCGGATGGCCGTATCGCGGTGGATTTGATTCAGCGCCGGAACGGTGCACCTGATTGGGTTGTGCCCTATGTTTTGGGGTTGGTTGAACGTAATGAGGTCCGGGCGGTTGTGATTGATAAGGCCGGGCCTGCCGCGAACTTTATTGACCAACTCGGTATGGAGAAGGTTCGGGTTACGGAAACGGACGCGGACAAGATGAAGCGTGCTTGTGCCTCGTTTTTCGATTCGGTGGCCTCGGGTGCTTTGGTGCATTTGGATCAGCCGGACTTGTCGGTTGCGGTTTCGCACGGGCGTAAGCGCCGTCTTGGTGATGGTTGGGCGTGGAACCGGGCGTCTGCGGACGCGGATATTACGCCGCTTGTGGCGGCGACTTTGGCTTCTTGGGCGATGGCTTCGCCGTTTACGAAAAAGGCTTCTAGGAAACGCCGTAAAGGCGGGGAAAGGCGCAAGGTGGTGATTGCATGAGTGTTCGGGGTTTACGCGCGGATGAGGAAGCGCTGCTGGTGGAGCAGCGTGAGCGGCTTACCAGTCTGGGTTCGTACCATCGTCAGCAGACCGAATATTTTGAGGGCACTGCGCCGTTCAAGTCGCTTGGGATTTCGATTCCCCCGGCGTTGGAGTCGGTTGGCACGGTGGTTTCTTGGCCCCGTACGGTGGCTAGTGTGCCTGCGGAGCGTATTCGTTGGCGTGGTTGGCTGGATCAGTCCGGGCTTGGTCTGGATGAGATTGCACGGGATGCCTTGGTGGGGTTCGAGTTTTCTCAGGCTGGTCTTGAGGCTGGTGTTTACGGTCAGGCTTTTATCGAGGTGTCCGAGGGCGCTGAGGATGAGTCCGAGGTTGTTGTTCAGGCGTTGCCTGCTACGGCTACCACGGGCATTTGGGATGCCCGTAAGCACCGTCTAGGTGCCGGTTATACGACTTGGACGGGCGCTGACGGGACTGTGTTCGAGAAGCTGTTTACGGCGACGGACACGGTAACGATTGATACTTCGGGCGAGGGCAAGGTTATTGACCGTGTGACGCACGATTTTGGTCGCCCTACTTTGGTTCGTCAGGCGAGCAGTTTGCGGCCCTCTCGCCCGGATGGGCAGTCGGACATTAACAGGTTTATCCGGTATTACACGGATAATGCGGTGCGTTCGATTCTCGGCATGGAAGTCAGCCGCGAGTTTTATGTGAATCCTCAGAAGTGGGCCATCGGGCTTGAGGCTGAGGATTTCGGTATCGACCCGGACGCGCCTCCGGCGGTGAGGCGAACCCAGGGTTGGACTGCTGCCACGGGCGCGCTGCTTGTTGCCCCACCTAATGAGGACGGGGATGCTGTTTCTCTTGGCCAGTTCAAGTCTGAGGGTCCATCCGCGTTTTGGGAAACGGTCAAGTATCTTGCTCAGATGACTGCGAACGAGGCGGGCCTACCTGAGTCGTATCTCGGGTTTGCTACGGAGAATCCTGCTTCGGCGGATGCTATTCGGGCGCACGAGTACCGACTGGTTCAGAAGTGTAAGGCACGACTCGATATGGGTTCGTGGGCTTCCCGTGAGGTTGCCCTGTTGTCTCTGCTCCTTCGTGACGGCGATGTTGACTTTGATGCTTTCCGTTCGGTTTCTACTGCGTGGGAGGACGTGGAGACGCCGACTAAGGCGGCTTCTGCTGACGCGGCTATGAAGCTTGTTGGGGCCGGGATTATGCCGGCGGATTCGCAGGTGACCAGGGATTGGGTTGGTCTTACAGATCAGCAGCAAGAGATTCTTGCGACCGAGAAGCGCGCTAACGCGGTTCGTTCTGTAATCGAGATGGCGCGTACCCAGTCAGATAGTAATCCGGCTGAGGAACCAGCTGCGGTCCCGGATTCTGAGGATGTTAGCGGGGCCGAGTAATGGCCGCACCTGGATTGACAGCGTACGAGCAGGCTTTGCATCAGCTCGCTAACGCCTCGCTGGTTGAACTTCGGCAGCTTTGGTCTTTGCTTGGTCGGGGCGCTACCGATTTCCCGGTAGAGGTCAAGGAAGCCTTGATTGAGGCTTTGCCGGTTTTGGTTGAGCAGTACGGGCAGGTTGCTTCGGACTTAACTATCGAGTGGTACACAGCCCTGGATGAGAATGACGGGTTTAAGGCGAAGCCTCCCCCGCCGATCCCGAGGGAACAGATAGCTGCGTCCGCCTTGTGGGCGGCTCAACCGTTATTTGACCCGGACGGCGTTGATGTTGCTGGGGTTCTAGATCGCGCCTCGGGTGCGATGTCTCGGTACGTGTACAACTCGGCGCGGGAAACGGTGTGGCATAACGCGGACCTTGAGGGTTTAGGGGTTGCACGTGTGGCTCGTGCTAACGGGTGCGGGGATTCGCGCGGGTTTGCTTACCGTTCGGAGACTACGGCTGACGCGGGTTCTCACGATCATTGTCGGTGTGTGTTGTTGCCGAAGAAGCGGGGTATTTCGGATCGGGATATTCCGAATCTGGATAAGTTCGCCAAACAATACTATGACGCGGTTGACAAGATCGGTGGGCTTGACGGGGCTGGTTCCACGGAAAAGGTTATCGCTGTGATGAATGGCGGTACTGGTGAGCGTGCTGGGGAGAAGGCTGCTGCTCGTGCTGCTGAGGCGCGGGCTAAGCGTTCTGCGGCACGTAACAAGCGTTCTAGAAAGTCCTAGCCAGTTAGGTGGCGTTTGCCCGGTTCGATTCCGGGTAGGACGCGAGCACTCGCGTAAAGCGGGGCCAAGTAAAAACGACGACCCTGGAAAGGGGTTTACATTATGGGGCCGATTTTTGGTCTTCGGTTTGTTGAAGGTGAAGAGGGCGGGGCCGTGAGCGCCCCCGCCGAGGGGGACGCCGAAAAGGTACCCGCCGAGGACACTGACACCACGACCGTAGAGGGGTCTGAATCGGACGCTGAGGCGTCGGACGACGATTCCGATACGGTTGATTGGGAAGCGAAGTACAAGGCTGCTATTGAGCATTCTCGCAAGTGGGAGGACAGGGCGAAAGCTAACAAGGCAGCGGCGGATAAGCTCGCTGAGCTTGAAGCGGGAACCAAGACGGAAACCGATCAGCTTCGCGCTGAACTAGCAGAGGCTAGGCAGGCCGCGTCAAGGTTCAAGGTTGCTTCCGCTAACGGTTTGTCCGATGAGGACGCCGAGCTGTTTCTTACCGCTTCCGACGTGGAAGGGCTTGAGGCTCAGGCTAAGCGTCTGATTGAGCTTTCCGAGAAGAAGAAGCCGAAAAGGTCGGTGGCGATTGATGACGAGTCTCGCGACCGTACTCCGCCGGCCCCGTCACTCAAGACTGGTCACGATCTGTGGGCACGTCTTAAAGCTAACTCTTAAGGAGACTACACATGCAGCTGGGTTATACGACTCAGAGCGCCAGCGGTGGCTGGTCGCAGGCGTGGCTTGGTTCCGCACATGGCACCGAAGCTACCGCCACTATTACTCTTGACGGTTCTACGCTCACCGCTTTTGCGGAGGGCAAGGTTGTTCCGTCCGGTATTCCGGTTAAGGCACTCGGTTCGGGCAAGTATGCTCCGGTTACCGCTGCCGCCGATAAGCTTGCAGGTTTCGTTCTGGTCGCACAGGACTTTGATGGCACCCGCGACGTTATCGCCCCGATGTTGACGCGAGGCAAGGTTAAGGCTCATCGCCTTCCTGAGGATGCGTTTGACGTGACTGCCCTTGAGGTTATCCCGGCGCTTTTCGAGGTGCTTGGCGAGGATGGCGTTGCTGTTGACGGTGTTGGAACGGGTGGTGTCTAATCATGGAACTCATTAACGATTTCGCTACTCCGGTTGAGCTGACCGGGGTTGCGGGGACTGCGGTCCCCCCGCAACAAGACCACCCCCGCGGGGCTGTCTCCGC